CATTAACAAACTTAGGTGATGTTACTATTACAACAACAGCAACAGCAGATCCAACACTAACACTTGCTGGTGATTTAAGTGGTAGTGCAACATTTACCAACCTTGGTAATGCTACACTAACTGCAACTATTGCCGCAAACAGTGTTGCACTAGGAACTGATACAACAGGTAACTATGTTGCCGCAGGTGCTACAAGTGGTAGTGGTATTAGTGGTAGCGTAAGCAGTGAAGGTGGTACATTTACTGTAACATCAAACGCTACAAACGCAAACACTGGTTCAACTATTGTGTTTAGAGATGGTTCAGGTAACTTTAGTGCTGGAACAATCACTGCTAACTTAACAGGTAACGCAAGTGGTAGCTCAGGAAGTTGTACTGGTAACAGTGCTACTGCAACAACTGCAACTAACGTTACTGTAAGTGCAAACAATACTGCTAACGAAACTGTTTACTTAACATTCGTTGACGGAGCAACTGGTACACAAGGTCTTGAAACAGATACAGGACTTAGTTACAATCCAAGTACAAACGTTCTTGCTACAACAGCAAGCCAAGCACAATACGCTGACTTGGCAGAACGTTATGAAGCAGAAGCACCTGTAGAGCCAGGAACAGTAGTACACTTTGGTGGATCTAAAGAAATCAAAGAATGCGACGAAGATGGTTGTTCTAAGGTAGCTGGTATTATCAGTACAACACCAGCTTACATGATGAACGCAGATGCAGGAGATGATTCAACTCACCCATACGTAGCACTTAAAGGTAGAGTTCCTTGTAAAGTACAGGGTTCTATTAAGAAAGGTGATATGATGGTTTCAGCAGGCAATGGCAGAGCCAGAGCAGAAGCTGATCCAAAAATGGGATCTGTTATCGGAAAAGCAATAGCTGATAGCGAAGGCGAAGCAGTCATTGAAGTGGTTGTACTATAATTTAATAGTATAAAAATCAAATTAGGAGAAAAGGGTCGAGAGGCCCTTTTCTTTTGACTGTATAGAACATATAAATACAATGAAGACTACGAGCTTAGGAACACGCAATGCCATTAACACGCCCTACTGCATCACAGGTTAATTTTGATGTAACCAATGTTACCGACCCATTGGTACGATTTAACAGTGGGCAATCTGGAACAAATGATAAAGATATTGGTATTGTATTCGAAAGAGGAAGTCAAACGAATGTTGCATTACTATGGGATGAAAGTGCTGATAAGTTTGTATTAGTTAATACTTCAGAAGATGGCACAACCAGTGGTAACGTAACTATCTCAAGTTATGCAAATCTACAAGCAAATGATATTGTATCAGGAAATATCAACAACACTGGTACAGTAACGGCAGGAACAATGACTGACGGTACAGTGTCATTTAATGCAGGCAATATTACTGGCGTAGATACACTACGCATTGACCAAACAGGCACTGGTTTGCGTATGACAAATGTTGGTGCGTTTGACAATGATGGTAGTAACAACTTCCGTATTTTCGCTACAAGTGATTTACAACTTAAAGCAAATGGTGATACAGGTGGTGGTTTAACAATTGACGCTACAAATCAAGATGTAACTATTACAAACGATTTGCGTGTAACTGCTGGACAGTTTTACTATGGTGGTACAGCAGTAACTAGCACAGCAACAGAACTTAATTTGTTAGATGGTGTAACAGGCACATTAGTTACTGAAGCAGGTACACAAACATTAACAAATAAAACAATCACATCGCCTACTATTAGTAATCCAACACTAACAGGCACATACACATTTACATCAGATGCAACTTCAACGCCTGCAATGACATTAACAGCAAACAGTATTAATGACGGTGTAGGTGCATTGCGAATAAACGGATCACAAGCAGACATATACTTAAACCCAAGTACTGCTACACACACCACTGTAACTTTTGCAGTTAACGATGATCAGCGTCTTGCATTTGGTATGGACAACAACAGTGACTTTTATATTACCAGACGAACTGGTGGCAGTTGGTATAATGATACTTTTGTAATAGACAGAGACACTGGTTTACTCAGTTTAGGATATGATCTTTCAGTAGCCGGTGATGCAACTATTACAGGAAATCTTACAGCATCAAGTTTAAATGTAAATAATCAAAGTACATTAGCAACATCGTCTCAAACACTTGCAACAACATCTCAGACAGCAATTGATACATTCAGTGCGTCAGCGTTTAGAAGTTGTAAATATTTAATACAAGCAACAAATACTGTCAGCAGTGAATACCAAGCCACTGAAGCAATTATAGTACATAACGGCACCACTTCATACATGAGTACTTACGGAATCACTTATACTGGTAGTGCCGAACTAGCAACATTTGCAACAGACATTAATAGCGGAAGTGTTAGGCTATTAGCGACCGGCGCCAATGCAAATAGTACACAGTATAAAGTAACACGTATAACGGTTGTAGTATAACCTAGTCCACAGACTATTAAATTGTTTATTTTAACTACCTTTAGGATTCTTTTTGAAGCCTTTTAACCCCACAAGACTTATGTTGTTTAAACTATGTGTACTGCTCAGCAATGATGCTTAATGACGACAAGCATTTTTTACTGTATATGAATAATTACTCTCAAAAGAATAAATAGTAGTAATAGAACACCTTGTAAGGAGCAAAGCCATATGTACACTATTGAGCAAAAATTTCGTGCCTCGTATACTGGTGAAGATGTTACAACCCTATTAAAGTTTGAAGATGGGCAACAACCACCACAAACTGAATGGGTAGCTAATAGCGTTTTCAACAATTACGTAACTACACAAGCCGTTGTTATCGGCGGAGGCGAAACAGCCTTAAAAAATAATGCAAGTTTATTAACTAAAATTAAAAATCATAAAGGTGGTTTATTAGCCGCTAATAAGTTACAAACTTATGGAACAAACGATACATGGAAATATATTCCTTGTGATTTCCTAGTAGCTATTAGCGATGCCAATGTTAAGCCTATTATTGACGATGGATATTACAATGGTAAAATTGTTTACACCAACGCTAATATGGTTTTAAAATATCCAGGAAAAATGTATCTAACACCTCAAGATCCACCATGGAATAGTGGTGCTATTGCGGCCTATCTTGCCGCTTTTGACGGGCATAGTAAAGTGTTTCTATTAGGCTTTGAAGCAGATAAAGGAGAAGAATTCCCATTCTGGGTTAAAGCGGCACAAATAGTTTTTGACACATATCCTGATACAGAATTTGTTTATATTACTGATTCATCAGATGGAGAGATGCCAGGTAGTTGGAAGAACTCAGACAACGTTAGACATATTACCTTACGTGAGTTTGTTCTTGAAGCTGATATTGGATAATTCCTGAACAGTCTCAAGTTTTTCAATTATTTTGTCAAACTTAAAAGAACGCCATACCCCCGGATGTAAAGGCCGGGGGTATTTCTTTATCGGAACCCAACAATAACCTTCGTGTTCGTCATTGAGATTTGGTATAAATTCTTCTTCTACAATACTTACATAGGTATGAAATGTAAATTTTTTATTATCGCTTGTAAAAGTTTCAAGCGGAGATAACTTTACTTCTTTAAGTTCTCCAATCTCTTCGTTAATTTCTCGTCGAAGAGTTTGAATAGGAGTTTCGTCTTTTTCAACTTTACCTCCAGTTATACCCCAAGTGCTTTTATATTTTCCTGTGGTGGATCTTAATAGAAATAGGTATCGCTGAGTAGACTTGGCATATATTAAACACCCAGTTGCTACTAGATTACGATTCTCCACTCGCCTTCTCGATACAGGCCTTCGACGCTCTTTGTCCATGTTTTCTCATGCCACTTGTATTGTATATTGGTATTTACGTTAGTAACATACTGGACATCATTTTCTGTACTGGCATCAAAGATAACTCTCCAAGTTTGGTCAGAAAGGTCGTATTCAATAATATCGTTGGCTTTAGCAATAAAGTTACGGTTTTGTCCACCACCCCATACATCTGCACTTTCGTGGTTATCTCCACTACCAATTGGTCCAAGTGTTAAATATCTTACATTTTGACCATCACGTTCTGCCGGACGTCCTTGGCCGGGTGCATAAGCATCAGTGTTATCGTACATTAAATCAATTATGTTGTTGTTGAATGGATCTATAATTGCATCTATTCCGCCTGTTATAGTGTTTGCTGGGAAAGTGTCATTATCTTTTGAAGTTATTAATAATTGATTTGTGTTTCCTGGATTAAAATTAACATATAATACACTCTCGTATGTACGCCCAATATCTGTTAATCTAATTTCAGTTAAACCTGGTTGTAACTCACCGTAGTGTTCTATTAAATCTGCCCAGTTGGCTTGATTACCATGTGCAACAGTTAATTCTCCGTCTGGACTAGATGCAACTGCTTCGTTCTTCATTAACGTTATAGCGTCTCCGTTATAGATAATACTATATCCATATGGTTCAACAATTCTACGTGTCAAATATGAAGCGTCATCAAGTACATCTCGTTTAATTTGCCCAGTTGAATCGTATACACTTGATACCGCACTTAATATAACACCAAGTCTTTTAACTTTAGCTGGTGGGCTAATCCAAATTGGTAAACTAAAACTCATAGTTGAAATACTAATATCTTCGTTAGTACCCATTGGAACAGATCTGCTATCCCATCTGGTTTGAGTTAGCCGTACTGCACTTAGACTGGTCCAATCAATATAGTTGTCGGTACTTTGTATTTCTAATGCAGGATTAAATAGTGTAGCAAGTTGTTCAACAATTTGTAGTTTTTGTTCTGTATTGCTTGTCCATATATCTAAGTTTAATGTTAGCTCGTACGGAACAGGCATGTGCCTCTCTACAGTATAACTATCAAATTTTGTTTCATCATATGTGTCAGTGTCTTTATCATAGCGGTGTTGGCGTAAACTTATTTTGTTTGAAAATGATGGATCTTGCATACGTGATTGATCATACACTAAATCTGTAATGTATACTGACATTGCAGGAACAGATGGCATGGTATTTTCAGTATTACCTTTAAGGATAGTTGCGGCTTGTCTGCTTTGATCTCCGTACATTACTGGAATACGTTGTACAGCGGTAGCACCTGCCGCATCTTCGCTACCAAATTCTACATAAAAGTTACTAACCATACGTATGAACTGTTGAACAAAACGACGGATCTGGCCGTCATAGAAGAAATTTTTATGATCTGTATCAGCCATTATTATCCGCCTTAGGTGTAAATGCTACACTTAAACCTTGACGCTCAGGTAGTGTATTAGTTTCATCTTCAGGATCAACGTAAGTAGTATCGTTATGTCTAAATTCTGAGTTTCGTGTTTGATTTATATCAGTGTTTGGCGTCAATCCTGTTCGTACAGCATCTACCTGTTTAATCCATCGTTTACCATCATATTTAAACAATCTATTAGGTAAGAAGTCTATTCTTAAGAATTGGTCTTGTGGTGCAGGACTAGCTGGAAAAGCTATACCTGATCCAATGGTGCCATCAAACACGCCTCCGGTTAAATATCCAGTTAGACGTTTGTCTTCGTTATTTGCTACTGAACTATTATTAGCGGCATTAAGTGGAACGCCTTTTTTGTCAAGGTCAACTGGTTCACCGTCGTGATCAGCTGTATATTCTGTGTCGTCTGCACTTGGTAAGTTATCTCGACCAAGCGTTGTTTTAAGTTCAAATAGATGTTCAACATCATATCCTGATTTTGGTACTTCGGCAGTTGCCTGTGCAATAACAGCGTCATTGATAGCAATATTTTTATCATACTGACTAAGAATTTGAGCAGTGGTTGTTGCAGTACCTTCAACAGCAATTTTATTAATAATGTCTTTGTATTCTTGTGCGTCCACCATTGGTTCAAATTTAACACGCCACAAGTGAGGCCACCATGTTGGACTGAATCCTTCAGATGCAAAACTAGCATCTCCCGCTACATAATATCTTTTTAAAGCAACAGGTACGTCATCGTCTAATGCATAAAAGTCTTTAAGATGTGGTAATTCAATAACATCACCAGCTATAATTTTACGTCCTAGTTGTGCAACCATGTCGTTTAAATGGAAGGTTACCATAATACTAGCACCTGTTAGAAAAATACCAAACTGAGATAGATCAAAATCGCTATCTCCTCTTGTGTAATGTCCTCGTACCTCATAAACATCATCATCATATTGACGATCTCTGTTTTCTACAAATAGCAGATCTTGTATATTCTTTTCGCTTTGAGTACCATATTGAGGTTGAGTTGCATCGCCTTGGTCACCTTGATCCTTTGTACCAATGTATTTGTGTACAAACATTCCAGTGCCACCTATTGTAAACATTTCGGAAATACGGCGATCTGTAAACTTGTAATCGTTACTATGTTGTCCGTCTTTCCATAGGCTAAGTCTTGGCATTTTTGCAAAATCCTTATTAGTTGTACTCTTATTTATTAGAAAAATCTCCTGTGTGGTTAAATAAATGGTTGACAAATCCTTGTTATGTGTTATTATGTATATTGTAGTGTATTTTATAAGTACCAAAAGGAGCGGATATGGCTGTTACAAAAAAACGTATAAATCTAACCCCAAAGAAAAAGAAGCCCAGAGCTAAAGTACACATTAGACGTGGCTCTAAACTACAAGAACCAAATTGGGAAGGATCTGAGCATTGGGATGGTAAACAGTATCACGATTTTACTCGTGTTGCTTCTGATTTTTATTATGCTGAGTATAAAGGAAGTGATTTGGTTCCATATCTGTGGGCCTGGATGAAAGAGAATGATTACACTAACCAACAAATTAAAGAAGCAAAAGCGGCACCGTCACATGCAATTTCAACAGTAGCATGTTATAATGCACGTATGCTTTCAAATGGTAGACCTGACTATCACAAAGCACATGATGAGTACTGGCAATCTCTTGCAGGTACAATGGGTGATGTTAGACCAGTAAGTACTTGGATACGTGAACAAATTGAAAAAGCAATTGAGCTTGGTGCTCCGCTTGTAGCAGAAAAAGAAGCTGAAGCCCAAGCGGCAAAAGCAAAAGGTACATATTACAAGCCAACTATTCAAGATCGACTTAATGAAAAAGTTGATGAAATACTAGGTGAGCTTGAAGGTCGTTACGACGAAGTAATACTAGGTTCTAAATCGGCTAAAGCAGATGCCTACAAACTGTTCCAAGATGAAAAGCTACCTCAGTCTAAAATTGGTGATGTTGTTAAATTTGTTACTGAACGTAAACAAGGACTTGAAGAAGATTGGAAAGATCTAAAGAAAGGCGATCCAGACTGCAAAGAAGGTTACGCTCATATGAAGCCTGCAGATTGGAAGCGACACATTGCTTGGTATGAAGAAGTACTAGCAGATTGTACTAGTTTCTCTCAATTGAAAAAAGCTACACGTAAAACTCGTGTTAAGAAGAGTCCGTCAAGAGAAAAGATTGTTTCAAAGCTCAAGTATAAAGCTGAAGATACAGTTGTTAAAGTTGCTAGTATTAATCCAATGCAGATACTAGATGCTGAAGTGCTTTGGGTTTATAATACTAAAACACGTAAACTAGGCAAATATGTTGCTGACGATCATCAAAAGCTAGGTGTCAAAGGTGCTAGTATTACAAACTTTGTAGAAAGTGCTAGTGTGCAAAAAACATTACGTAAGCCTGAAGAGCAATTGAAAACCTTCCAAAAAGCAAACAAAGTTGCTCTAAGGAAGTTTATGTCAACTGTAAAAACCACTGAAACCAAACTAAACGGTAGAATTAACAACGAAACAATTCTAATCAAAGTTCAGTAACTTATTACAACCCTGATAAATACATTATATTAACTAGCAGGGTTACTCTCTATGGCAACACAAAAATCTGGACTAAATGCTGACGGCACCTTAATTAGCGATAATCTATTTGATGCTGGTACTGGAACAGGTGCTGGACAAATTGAATTTGATGGTTCTAGTTTGCCAGCAGTAAATGCTCTTAAAAAACAAATTGAAGACTATACTCGTTTAAAATTAGGTGACGGGCTGGTTGATGTAGAGCTTGATAAAGAGCATTAC